ATGATTTATATCGGTTTACCCCAGTGGGCGCATCCCAAATGGGTGCGTCTGGGGATCACCAGCCTTGAAGAGTATGCCCGCCACTTTAACTGCGTGACGCGCGAATTTTAAAAATCACTAAAGAGCGCCCAAGAGCATGAGTTTTCTTTAGTTAAATCAATACACTATATTTAGTGTTCATATGAAATTCACCAAAGTTCACACAAGTCAAAACGTCCCATACATGCCCCAAAGTGTCCCAAAACAGATTTTTTTGCCCCATTGATGCCCCAGGAAATCTCTTCAAAACTGCCCCTACGAGCACCTTGACACTGTATAAACAACCAGTTAAAAATAACTGTATATTTACCCAGCAAAAGGATTGAAGCGATGTTTGTGGAACTGGTTTATGACAAGCGTAATTTTGAAGGTTTGAAAGGTGCGAACGATATTATTCTCGGTGAGTTGGCGAAGCGGATTCATCGTATCTTTCCTGATGCTGACGTTCGCGTTAAGCCGATGATGTCGTTGCCAGCAATCAATACTGACGCCAGCAAACACGAAAAAGAGCGCATCAGCTCGACAGTTCAGGAAATGTTTGAAGAGGCTGATATGTGGCTGGTTTCAGATTAAACGCCTTGAACCGTCATATTGCTTAAGTACAATCTGCCGTGGCTGGCAATCATTCAATACTCGCACTATCGAACGTTCGCCAGTCGGCCGCAATCATGCTCTTGCATACGGCATGGTTGCGGCAGCTGTCATTTTTACGACTGAGTATCCTGCTGATTTTGCTGGCGCTCGCGTTCAGCTTTTTCCATTGCCTCCCGCGCTTCCTCTTGCCTCTGATTCCAGAGACTATCAGACGGCATCTCCACACGAACTGAAACATACTGATCTGCCGGGATATCAATTGGATTTCCATTTTTTATGGTTTCGGTGAAACCGCCAGCCTCATCTTTTACACCAATCAGATTGCGGGCAAACTCCGGTGCATCGGGATAGGTTCGATGGAACGTTTTCACCAGAACAGAACCATCTGGATTTACCTTGTAATCCAGCCATATCAAAGGCTGTCTGTTTCGGTCTTTAGGTATATCAAAACCGCCATCTGTGCCGCCCCATGCGGGATCGGAGTTAAGACCAAGACACCCCTCAATAAGATACTCGCCTACGCCGATGCGGGATACTTTGCAGCCCTCAGACTCCATGTTATTTTCGCCAGTCCCATCACCAAATATCTTCACTACTGGTGAAGCTGCCTTGATTGTCCCGTCCGAAGCCGTTGTTGTATTTAGTGCAGTCCATATTTTATTCCAGTTTCCGTACCAGTAATTACTCGGAGAACTGGCGTTCGCGGCGCGAAAACCCTGAAAAGCGTTACTGAAGGATAGCTGGAAACACGCATCCCTCGCAGAGTTATCAGGCCACCCACGGCAGGTAATCACTCCAACAAGAGCATTAGTTAAACCCGAGCCAGGCATATTACTGCCAATATCAACCCCACCAACAATTCCCACTGGAGTTTTATTCATTAAGGCATGAGAAGCAATTCCTCTTAAATCATAAACATTCTGCAAGGCAATTCGTAGCGGGGCATTTACAAAGCTGTAATTTGCTGAATCATAGTTCTCCGTTGCGCAACTCCCTAAACCAAGGTTTACCCTGGCTACAGTCTTATCCGTAACATCCCCTAAGTTCGCGCCTTTTTCCATTTTCCCGGAGAGAGACGATGCTATTCCATTCCATGCTGGTCCTGTCCAGGTTGAACCATCAGGCAGTTTGACTGTGACATTCCCTGTGCCGCTGAAAATACTTTGCCAGTTCTGCTTGTCATAGTTCAGCCCGCGCAGGGCTTCAGCAGCTTGTGTTACTACAGCTGCGGTGACCAGGTTCATGGCGATACGAGGAACTGCATACCAGGCCGCACCAGATTGCGTTGGCCCGGTGAAATTACTCACCAGCGTCAGTGATGTGTTGCTGTTAATGGTCTTAACCGGGAGGGTGTATGGAATACCGCCGACCATAGCGACAATAAAATCACCGGCCGCCAGTTCTGTAGTGAATGCGGTTCCGCTGCCGGCTACAGCAGCAGAGTTATTCGTCAGGGTTAAGGTTCCTGCTGACATGGATATCTCCTGAATTCAGATAATAAAAAACCCACCGGAGCGGGTTATTTTTTGTAGGTTTAATTCGAACAGTTCGAACTGGTGAAATTATTCTTATTCACCCATCGCCAGTTAAATGGATAACCGGCCTGATATTGTGTCTGGTTTACAATTTTACGTATCCCGTAAATGAGCACGTCTGTTTCCTGATTGCCGATCATCGCCGTTGCTGTACATAAGGGTAATTTCTTTTCGAGAGTGCCGGAACATGCAGTTAATGATAAAAATGCAAGAACGATTAATATAATTTTCATATTGTTACTCGCTGTAGTTATTCATATTCAAAATATCAATAGCGGACAACAATAGATAATAGATTTAACAGATCATTTAAAATACATTGATCGTTTAAAACGATCGTACAGGCATTCAATATTTTGACACTTCAACTGCAATAACTGTATTACCTGCATTTACAGGGGCCATTGGCTGCGCGCTACCAGATGGAATTGCCTGAGTGGCAGCGGTATAAATTCGGGTGCTGGCCCCGTTATATACAGCTGTAAAAGTAACCGGAACAGGCCAGAGCTGACCGCCCGGTCCACCGCCAGATATTCGCCATACCTGCTGACCTGCAACATCCGGGATAATTGCCCATTTACCCGCTCTGCTCTCGTCAATATAAATGCCTCCATTTGCCCCGATTGTTCCGACAGTTACCACGTCCGTCAGGATTTTCGATTCATGAGTAATAACCAGATTCCCCGTCTGGTCGTCCCAGACAGCCAGCCCATACGGAGGATTTGGCATGGGCTGAGGGAATATAGTGAATAAATAGACTGTCAGGGTAAATGCGGTATTTAGTATCTCATAGGCCCGTACAGCCAGTTGTCCGTTTGATTCAATCCAGACAGCACACGCGGCCTGACGGGATGTCAGAACAAACGGGATAACAGGTTGTGTTGCATCAGGTATATTAACCAGTTGCTCAATATAATGTAGAGCACCATTCGATACTGACGAAAACGTCTGCTTTGAATACAGACAAACAGGTACTGACTGGGGGGTGATAAATGTTTCGCCGCTTTTCAACGATAATAACGCACCATATCTGTTAGCCATTATGCATTTTCCAGAAAAACAAAAACATAGCTCTCATTTGCCTGAGGCTGGTTCAGAGAGTTATCAGTGCCTGCGCCAATTACAATACTATTGCCTGAAACGGTTATTGTTCGGCGCCCCTCTACATACGCTATAGTTTTTGCCAGACCCAGCATATATCCGAGCCTCTTCCCTGCCGGCACGTTGAACGAATATGCACCTGACGTCTGGCCGGCACTCAGCTTTATCGTTCCAATGATTGATATTGGTTTAATACCAAAGTTTGCTGATGATCCGTCCTCATGCCAGCAATCAAAACCAAAATCAGACATTAGGCGCTACTCCGGTAATATGCCCCAGCTGTACCAGCAGTCGCCCGCTGGGCCCAGTAAATGACAGGTTGTTATCAGCCTTAGACAGACACCAACCGCCCTGATTTGCAATTTTATAGCCCGTAGACCAGAATGCGCCTGAGATTTTGCCGTTAGTAATCGCAGCATCCGCAATTTTCGCACTGGTGATACTGGCGTTCTGAATAAACGCATCGCTAATAAATACCTGACCATTAACAACAGCAAACGGAGAATACTGCGTATCACCACTGCCACTCATCAGGACAAACTGGTTGGCGTTAAACCCGACGCGGGTGACTACCGGCTTACCGGCCTCCGCCAGTACAGCAATGCTCATCCCGGCGTTGTACATCACGCCATTGATACGCACGCCCGTTTTAAGCGTGTAGATTGCCGATGCACCAGTGGCATCCACTACCGCCGTCAGCTTGTCTTCCAGCGCCGCCGTTACGTCGTTAAGCTGCGCCTGCACCTGCGTGGACATTTCTGCCATTGCCTGATTCACATCGGCGATCGTGGTCTTCACCACCAGAATGTCGGCCCTGACCTCGCCGTACTGCGCGAACTGATGTTCAACAGTTCCGTGGTTCGCCAGAGCATTCTGCAAGATGCCCTCTATGTTGGTATCAATGTCGCTCGTCAGCCGATCACCATCTTCTGAAGACAGAAAATCGTCCGTAATATCACCCAAATAATCATCGGCGTTATCGTTCGACATTCCCCGAATCCATTCGGTATACCCTGATTCGTTCCCACTTTTATCGACCAACTGCGCGCGGTACCAGAACTCCTGCCCCGCTTTCAGTCCGAGCTGCGTGTATTCCGATGACGGGTAAGGCACATCACTCAGCAGCAGCGGATTTGAGAAATCACTGTTTGCGGTGTACTGAATTTCCGTTTTCAGCGTGTCCCCGGTGTTAGCCGGGAATCCCCAGTTCAGGCGAATCCCCCAGTTGATCGGCGTTGTCGCAAAGCCGACAGGTTTCGGCGGATTTCCCACCTTGCCCGTAAGCGTTTTCTCTTCGGAGTAGCCCCAGCCAGAGGAAATTTCAGAGGCATTAATAGCGCGCACACGCACGAGGTAGCGCCCGGCATAAATACCCGATACATCAAATGACGTGGTGGAGCTGCGCGGCACGTTAACCCAGTTCCCGTCGTTGCGGCGCCATTGCGCTTCATAGGCGATAGCGTTCTGCGCCTGGTCCCAGCTCACGCGCATCGTTTCGACGCTGATATTTTGCTGAACCACGGAAAAGGAGCTGATCACGATGTTCGCAGGCGGCGACTGGTTACCCGGTGGGATCACACTCACCGGCCGCTGGTCAATGATGGCTCCGGTATCGATACGGGCATATTTATCCGGGTCGTGCCATGCGCCGGTAATCGAGAAGGTACCATCATTGTTATCGGAGACACTGACAACACGATACTGCTGGGCGTAGAGTTCATTTGACTCAACCACCCATACAGCTTCGGCCTGTGGTGTCTCACTGTATGCCGTGGTGACTGTGACTGATTCCCCGTTAACCGCCTGAATAGTCCTGCTCTGTGACACACCGGAGGGAAGATTGAGAATAAGGCGATCACCTGCTGCTGCATCAGCTACGCGGTCAAGTTTAATCACGCGACCGTTAACAGCACTGATGCGGCCGCCCATAACTTTGCCGGACAGAAGCTCGTCTGACACGGCGATGATGTATCCCGGCTGCGGAATGTTTCCGTCCAGGCCAACATCAAACGAAACAACGCGATCCTTGTTGTTGGTGAGAATACCCCAGCGCCCCTTTCGGTTCGCTTCTGATTGACGGGTACAGCCGATGGCTGTCATTTCCAGCTGATTAAATCCGTACCGGGCCACCAGCGCCTGCTCAAATACCGGCTCCATCGCGTCAGCATAGGCGTTACCTGGATCTGACCATGATACCAGCGCTGTGGTGTAGCGGCTTTTCGTGGTACTGCTCGAATAGGTGAATCGACCGCCAACAACATTAGCACGCGTGTAGCTGTAATCAACATCGCGCGGCATGTCAGCCAGGGCCACAATCTGATCCCCACCCCAGTAGGTCATGCCACGGAAGATAGCAGCAAAATCACGCAGGACTGTGTAGGCGTCGTTCCGGTCCTGAATGTACACGTTGCAGGTATAACGTGGTTCGGTACCGTTGCCCCCTTTGCCGTCTGGTACCATCTGATCACAATACTGGGCAACCTGATAAAGCGTCCATTTATCAATATTCGCAGCGGTCAAACGGTGCCCGAGGCCGAACCGGTCAGAAACAACCAGATCGTAAAAAATCCACGCAGGGTTATCCGTCCATGCCCACTTAAACGCACCGGTCCATGTACCGCTATAAGTGCGGGTTTCAGGGTCGTAGGTATCCGGAACGCGGATAACGCGGCCGCGGGGCTCGCAGGAGATCTGCGGGATAGAGCCGTTAAACTGGCTGGAATCGAATTCGATGTAGAGTAACGCTGTGTTTGGATAGCGTAATTTGGCGTCAATCACCTCAGTGAAGCTCTGCAGCGTCATCGTGTCGCCGATCTTCGCGCTGTTGGCATCAGGGGTAATCTTGCGCAGGCGGATTGTCCAGGTGCTTCCAGCCTGCGGTAAATCAATACGGTGGCTACGCTCGTAACCAGACGTCGTTTTTCCGGTCACGCTCGTATTGAGTACCGTCTGCCATGCGCCGCCGTCCGTCTGCAGGTCAATCGCATAATTGACCGAGTAACCGACCAGATCACCGTCGTCCTCCTGTTTGAAAAGCGATGGCCATTTCAGACGCAGGCGAACTGCTGAAAGCTGCGTATTGGTAAACGTTCGCGTCCAGGCTGTGGCGCTTGATACCTCAGTTCCCACGCTGATCTCGTTTTCGGTACCGGGAATACCCTGAATATACTTTTGCGCCTGCGTTCCCGCGCGAAACTCCCACGTCACTCCGCTGAAGTTTTGGGAGCCGTCGGCATTCTCCAGCGCCGTTCCGTCCAGGTAGATATCTTTGCCAGTTAGCTGTCCTGCAAACTCCCCCTCCCCAAGCGCAATGAGGATTTTTGCCTTCGCTACAGATTGCAGATCATCAGGCTGTTCGGTAGGGGTTCGGGAACTGGAGCTGCCGCCCTTGCGGCCCTTTAACACTTTATCTGTAGCCATATTGCGCCCATAAAAAAAGCCACCCGAGGATGGCCAGAAAAAAAAGGTTAGTTACCTACTGCTGATCTTCGACATAAATTCCCGCAGAAATAATCGCTCCGCCTATCCGCCGGCGGCCATACAGGAGCGGCACCGGGTAACCTTGCGCCGCGGTGTTTGTTACGCCACCAAACGCGTAGGATGCACGGTTATCTGCGCTTTGTTTGCTGGCCAGACCTGCAGGTTGAGGAGATAGCATTTGGACAACCCCCCCCAGCATCATGGCCGCACCGAATTTCGCAGCCCCGTACCCCACAGCTGATAGAGTGCCACCTGAGAAATAGCCAATGGCTACCCCAACAACGACGAGCACGGCGCCAAGAATTGTCTGTAATACCCCGGCTTTTTTACTTCCGATCACCACAGGGACAATTCGAATAACCTCCCCTGTTACCGGAAAACCAAAATCATCTTTTCCGATATTTTTTTTATCTTTAAAGACGGCGTAGGTCAGGCCCCTTGCTTTGCTGGTTATCAAAAATTTCTCCAGCCCGTCTATTGTTTTTGTAACAGAGTTGATCGCCTCTGCGGTTGTTCTTATTAAGCGATGGTGAACCTTCCCGTAGGTTTTGCCCAAAACACCGCCGAGCTCAATTCGGGTCATAACCTCTGACATTTTCATTCCCCATAAAAAAAGCCACCCGAAGATGGCTTAGATTATTTTTGGCTTTTTCAAAGACATGATCTGGCGGCAGTAGCCCAGTGGTCGTTCCATCCTTTCGCGACGGCATAAACCTGTATGTCACTTCCGCCTGTAGCTGATTTATCGATATTCACTACTGAAAGAGCACCGAATATATCGTCTGATGCTGTGATTTTGTATCCTGATTCAGTGGGTATGCTGGAGCTTGAAGAACGTAGCTCCACCCATTTAGGAGCAAGGCAACGGTTGACCTCATCAACAGTTTTTGTTGAATGCTCTGATAAAATAGGTTTTTGTTCTTCCAGTGAGGAAACAGAACACCCCATCAGCAAGAAGATAAAAATTGGGAGGATAATCTTTTTCATCGCACATCAGTCCTTTTGACAGATTGACTCATAGGAATCGATTTTCTTTTGGTCTTGGTCATTAATAATGATGATTGGTCCATGATTATTGACCTTCCCATCTTTGACCTCAATACGCACATAATATGGTTTTTTACCCGTATATGCGCCGTATGAATTTTTAGCATTCACATGACCGCAAACATATCCAGTATTTTCACCAAAATCACGGAAAAATGATTCAAACTTAGCGCTGTCCGGATCTTTAAGGGTGTCTTTGACTAAGGACTCCCCCATGTCAATAAAATCCTTTTCAGAAGGTGTGCAACCAATAATAATCAGGCTACACGCCAATATCGAAAGAAACTTCCTCATATCCCTAACCTCTTTTTTCATTTTGCAAAAGGTTAGCACAGAGATTTGTAACGTAGAATCTTCATCGTTCGTTCCTGCCAGTATCCACCATACGGCACGCGCTGGCTCAGATGTCCATACAGGTGGTGCAGCAGCATATTACCCTCCAGCAGGATTCCCGCGTGGTTCCACTTATCAGCCTGGACCTGCATGATCACCATATCGCCGGGTTTCGGTGGCCCGTCGAATTCACGGAATCCGCACTCATACCAGCAATCCTGATAGAAGTTGTCCGGATAGTCGTTTTCCCACCAGGGATAATCCACCCGGTAATCGTGGAGCTCTATACCATGCGTTTGCCGGAAATAGCTCATTACCAGCCCCCAGCAGTCGAAGTGACCAAGCACAAACGGACGCTCCAGCAGCGGCAATTCTCCGCGCGGTTGAATGGTGCGTAAATCTCCCTCCGGCCAGCTTACGATGTGCCAGGGTAAAAGCGTTGAATCGCATTGCGCTTTATCCAGTTCGCTAGGTTGCGTTGTGGCGTCCGGGTGACTGTGAGCGATGGCGATCACCGTTCCCCAGTCCTCAGCAGCTGCGTAGTCTTCGGGGCAAATGACAAAATTGTCCTCTGGCGCCGCGGCAAGATTCCGGCACGGGAAATAACGTTCAACGCGGCTTTTCTGCGCCACCACGCCGCAACACTCAAGAGGATATTCAGCTGCAGCATGCGCCATAATCGCATCGATGGTTTTCTGACGCATATCAGCTCCTGATCAAAGACGTGCCCGGGAAGCCACCAAACGAGAGTTCGTTATTTTCACCGAACCGAAGTTTGCAGGCCGTTAGCGTGCCGTTGCATTCATCGAGCGATGGATCATCAACCGGGTTATTGTTTTTGTCGAAATATCGGGTGCCAGCGTAATCACAGCCATCACCGGTACGGTATTTGTTGCGAATGCACCAGGTACACAGCGAATGCAGCTGGCGCGTCGGGATCATCAGCCCCTGCAAATCCATCGGGCTGGATAGCGTGAACTCGACTGTTTCATTCGTTTCGCTGCTTTTGGCATCGATATAGAACACCTTCAGCTTTTCCTGTGTCGGATCGGCTGAAGGGTTTCCGCCATCAAAGTTTTGCGCATCGAGATACTGCGCCAGCGTGTCATGTATGGTGACCTTCGCCTGCAACATATCGTCGTAGGCGAGGCATAACGCGGTGATCGAGCTGTCGAGGTTTGCTACAGACAGCTTTGGTTGCGCAGAGCTGCCATCTGTCGACGTCTCGATTTCTTCTATCTGGCAGGGCCAGGCCGAATATTCCGCCCCCTGCCACCAGATACTTTTAGCGGGCAGCTTCGACTCATCGCCGCTGGCCGCCAGAATTTCCTGTTCTGTGTGGGGAATGTTGTAAGCGTGGAAACGCAGAACCTCAGCCACGCCAAAGGCGCTGCCGTCCACTTCAAACAGTCGCACAGCATTACCGGGTTCAAGCTTCTGATAATCAGCGTTAATGCTCATGGTTTAAAGGCCTGTATGAATGTCGCAGTGAGCGACCAGTTGCCGCCGCCCATCGGCGAAGGTTTATATTCCTCGCAACGCCAGAGCGCCAAATCTTCCAGCGGTGGCTTCCAGAAAAAGGCTTTTGTGCCCTCGTGGCGATCGAGAAATTGCTTTATTGCCTGGATAGTGGACTCCAGGCCGATGAAGGTTAAATCCCACTGCTGGGAACGGGGGTTAATTCCATCCCCGGAAACCTGCATGTAACCGTCGCCGAACTGCGCCTTGCGGGTACGCATGGTCACGTCCTGAGACGGATTAACACGCGGGCTCCATTCAAACGTTTCAAGCGCCATTATCGCCTCCCGCTGGTGCTGTTCCAGATAGCGCCGCCCGGGCGCAAATCTGAATTAATGAGTTTCCGGTAGCGCTGATCCACAAATGCGCCGATCTCTTTGCCGAACTGCTCCCAGCCGCCGGTACTTTGCGTGCTGGTATTACCATCGCTTTGAATGACGATATGCACCTGCGGTGCCGCGCCGCTGGTTGCATTACCTCCTCCCCCCGTTGCCCGCACGCCCAGCGAACCATCCGACGCGCGGGTGAGCGGCATGATCGCCTCTGGTCCTGCTTCACCGAACACGCCAGCCCCTTTTGCAAAAGCAAACACCTGCGGCGAGTTGTAGACGCCGCCGCTGTAGGCACTGAGAGAAGGGGAATCGTAAACGCCGCCTTTGGCATTAAAATTGATACCAGACGCTGCATTGTCATACGCACCGGATGGCGTGCTTCCTCCTCCGGCGTAAGACGATGTAACAGCGCCAAAGATGCTTTGTAGCGCGCTGGACAACGCAATACGGGTAGCGATTTTCGCAAGGTCGGACAAAATAGAAACCGTAAAGCTTTTAAAATTAAGCTTTCCGGTCGTGGCGAACGCTGCAAGCGAATCAGTCATTCCGTCAAACAGGCTGCCTGCATAGCCCGCCATCTGGCTGTTTGCATCGCGGGCGCTGTCCACCCAGTTTTTCGCGCCGCGCCGGAAGCCGGCCGTGTAATCCTTCTCGGCGTCCAGCTTGTCATCAACGCTTTGCTGGGTGATCTGCAGTTCACGCTGCTTGGCCGATTCAAGGTCGGCCAGGCGGGCCTGATACTCAGCTGAGCTGTGATCGGTGAAATCATTTTCCAGCGCGGCGCGGCGTTGCTCAAAACGATTGGTAATAGCAAGCCTGGCTTCAGCGTCAGCGGACTCTCGATCAGACAGGCTGTATTTACCCAGCCCCTGATCCGCTTCCCGTTTCATAGCGTTGGCCTCTTCCCGCCATTTGCGGCTTTCCTGCTGGTACTTCTCCGATAATTTCCGGAGCGCGGCCTCCTTCTCCAGCAGCGCGTTCGCCTGCAACTGGGCCCGAATCTGACCCTGCATGTTGACCAGACTCTGCTGATCAGCGGTCAGATGCTGGCCTTTGAGCTGCGAAATCTTCTCATTGAATGCAGCAAGCTGACTGGCTGATGCAGTGAGTTTATCGCTGCTCTGTGCCTGCTCGCGCAACACGGCATTTTGCTGCTGAGCCTGCTCAAGTGCGCGCTGCCCTGCGCTCTCACTAACAGGTTTAGCCGCTTTCGGCTGTTCTTTTTTAGCAGCCTTGTCGTACTCGTCGTTAATGCCCTTCAGGATCCGCTTGTAATCATCTGACCCTGATGCATAAATGCTGTTGTTCAGCTTTTTGATAGCCTCGGCACGCTTATCAGCAGCACTTGTTCCGGCATCGATGTAATTTTTAAGATCGGCAGCATTTTTGATGCGGGTATTTTCAGCCTGAGCCCAGCCAGCTTTACTTGCAGCAATATATCTGGCGCTGGCCGAGTCAACATCATCCTGAAGCTTTTTCAAATACAGTGAGCTATCAATCAGGGCCTTCGATGCCTGGAGACCCATACCAGCGAAAGTATTTCCAAGGTTGTTAACGCTCCCTGCTGTTTTATCAACCTCAACGCCAAGTTCTTTTGCTCGCTCCCGGGATGCCTCCAGTGCAGCTTCAATAATGATTTGACTCGCCTGCGCTGCATCGCCACTTTTATTGAGAGCAATCACCTGCTGAATAGTGGCATCAGTCAACGCCACCCCTTGTGCGGTCAGTTTTTGCATGGCCGCAACAGGGTCACCACGAAGTGCCGTCAGACTATTCACCAGATCCTGAGCACTTCCGCCTGCTTCGGCGTAAGCATTTGCCAGAGTAGCAACATCCGTCAGCATTTGACCGCTGAATCCGCCCTTCGCTGCAGCCGTTACAGCATCAACCGAATTTTCAGTATCCCCAAGTTGCCCATTGAGCCGTTTCAAATCATCTGCAGAAACAAGAGAGGATGTATTCAGATCCAAAACAGCAGCATTAAGTTTTTTAGTCTGCTCTTCAGCCTTTTTGAACTCGCTGTAAAGGTACGTTCCACCAGCAGCAAGTACAGTCAGGCCAATGCCAACCGGCCCACCCAGCAGGCTCATAGCCGCACCCAGCGCCCGACTACTCGTCGCGGCAATGCGCTGTGACACTGTCAACTGGGTATTTGCTGCTGCGGCGGCTTCAGTCGCTGCTGTCAGTGCCGCTTTACCGCCTGTTTCCGCCAACTCAGCAGCGGCCACTCCAGCTTTTGCAGCCTTCAGTTTCTCCAGGCCGCTGGCTTCGAGCTTGTTGGCTTCGAGGATCGCCCGCTCATTCTTCAGGTGCTCATCCTGATAACTGACATTCAGACCGAACTGCTTATTCACTGCGGCCTGTTTGGCATAATACTCGTCAAGGGCGATCGCCTGGTCACGCTGTGCCTTTGCGGCTGCAATCGTTTTTTCGGCAATAGCCACTTTGTTGATGGCCGCCTGCCGTTCGGCCTGGGCGACGGCTATCTGACTTTGTGCCGCCGACGCCAGCTCTGCCGCAGCATTTTTGGCTGCTTCCAGCTGGGTTTTCCAGCCGCCGGCGCTGCCGTCCAGTTGCCCTTTCAGGGAGTGAACCGCGGGGATCAGCGCATTGATGATGCTGCTGCTGGCAACATTACTCCCGGCTGCCACCTCATGCAGCACGAAGTTCAGCTGCCCGGCACCGCGGGTGGCGCCAGAGAACTGATCGGCATTCGCCGCCGGGAAGCCAATAGACCGCGCTGCGCTGACCGTTTTTGAGATGGCATCCGCCAGCTCGTTTGCCTGCGCGGTCGCCTGCCCGTTGAATTTTTTGCTGGCCTGCCCAGCTTTCTGGTATGCGTCGGTGATCTGCGATTTAAACGCCGCAGAGTTCAGGTGCAGGGCAACCGACAGGCTTGCAACATCACTCATCGTCCGAGGATCCTCATTACGTCAGCGCACTGGCCTGCCATATCAGTAACAGGCGGGAGGGTTTCTGTTGGTGGTGGTGCTGGGTTGTTTTCGACGGCGTTCCCCGTCAGGGAAAGCCAGGCCTGCCAGTGAAGAAGAATTTCAGCTGGTAAGCTGGCAATTTTTCGTGGGTCCGGCTCCCCGAGGCGATCGGCAAGGCTGAAAATTGCCATCAACCAGGGGGAGTCCATCAGTTTTTTTTCGCGTCCTCCAGCGTACCCCAGCTGTGTCGGGTGATGACTTTCACCGCTTCAACCAGGGCCGCGTTGCTGCGCGATTTCAGAAGTTCATCCGGTGCGGGAAGATTTTCAGCCGGAACCGGAACCCCATTTTCGTCAACCAGCGCACTGAGGATGAACGCCGCCGTCTCGATAGCGATCCCCCGGGAATTGTTTTCGGCGCGCAGCTCCGTCTGTTTTTCGTCATACGCTTCTGCTTCAAAAGCAGTGATGCGGCGAATGAACACGTCCGCGCCCAGGATTTTCACCGGCTGAGCAGCATTCTCGGGAGCCAGCAAAAGCGATTTCAGGTCAGTCATCAAAATTCTCCATTAAAAAAGCCGCCAGAGAGGCGGCCTGAAAGGGTTGCATCAGCGAAACGGCGATCAGCTACCCGGTGTGTTATAACCCCAGGTGATGTTGTTCTGCTTGCCGTTCACAGTAACCTGAATAACTTCACTGGCCGGGGCCGTGATTTCATTCAGCTGCCAGCCGGACAGCGCCATGATCATGGTTGCCGTGCGACCGTTTGGCAGTTCGACGTAAAACTGAATCGTCTTACGCTGCTCAGCGGCATTCAGGAAGTCGGTGAAGCTGGTGTTTGACGGGTCATCAACAAAGCCAAGCGACTTTTCCGGGCCTTCTGGCAGGTCACTGATAAATTGCTTACTCTTATCGATGAGCGTGGTGCAGTCCACAAAGTTACCGGTTGCCCCGGTAGCCCCCAGAGCCTTACAGTTCACAAGCGGCTGGAAATCCGCAACATCTTCACCTGTCTGCCCCCATTTAACGACCGTACCCGCGGGGAGCATCGCGTATTCCGGTGAGCTCTTTTCAGTATCTGGCATTTTATTACCTCATTAGCGATTATTTTCGATTCCCTCACGGAGTCGGACCGCGAGAATACGCAAGACTTTTGCGCGGTTATAATCCAGCGCCGGGCGCATAAATGGATCGGCAACCTGCTTAACAGTGCCGAACTCCTGGGCCAGTGCTTTCATGGTGTGTTCTTTGGATGGGCCGACGCGAATGGTGACCACCGTCTGCCAGCGTTCGTCTTTCATGCGGTTACGGGAGCTGACTTTGATGCTGTCGCGCATGTGCGGGCCATTACTGCTTTCGTCATACCCCGCATGCTGCAGCATATCCTCCTGTACGATTTGCATCGCTTCTTTACCGGCGGCGGACATCACCTTACCTGCCACTTTTTCGCCCAGCGCCTGCAGCTGACGCTCAAGCTCCTGCAGGCCCTGCACCTCCATACGGATCATGAGGCCCCCTCCGGACAGTAGAAAATGTAATCCCGGGCGCGCCGGTATTTACCGCCATCATCATTGTCAAAGCTTTCTCTCACGCCTTCCCGCTCGACATACTGAACCGGATAACCGTCGATATAGCCGTGCCGGATAGGCTCCCAGGCATCCCACAACGCTTTGTCCATTTCTTCAGCCCTGCTGTACAGGGAAGAAACGAAGCTGATTTGATAGCGCACAGCGGCAAGCGTTGTCCGGATGGTGCCGGAGGTGATTGGCGGGTCGCTTATTAACTGAAGCGTGACAAACTCGCTTTCGGTTTGCGGGCCAATCAGGGGATAAACGTTCACTCCCAGCAACGCCTCGATAGCGCTTTTCAGGTCAGGAAACACGAGTGAAATCCTCCATACACAGAATTTCGATGTTTCGGCGGTCCCGGGTAGGAAGCGGAGCAGTTACCGTGAAAACCCGGCCTTCAGCACCCTTACGTATTTCTATCAGCCGCGTGGTGGTGGCTCTGATATCTTCCCTATACCGCATGAAAATCTTCGTGGTGACGTTCGAGCGCTCGGCATTGCCGCTGATGAAATCCCGCCCCGTGACGGAACGAATATCAGCAGAGAAGACGCCCAGACTTTTCCAGCCAATCGGCTGACCAAATTTGTCACGCTCATCTGTTTTAACTTCTATCCGGATACGGTGCCGGAGGCGGCCTGGCTCCATCAGGAACCCTCCTCTTCTTCAGCAACGCCACGCCAGTTTCGGCAGGAGAACATCAGATTTTCGGCCGCCACATTGGAATAAAGCTGTACCTCTGTCTGACTGGTGCGGTGCTCGAACAAATCACCGAAGACCAGCAGCATGGCGGAGACCACTGGCGCGGGAATATCTGCGGCCAGTTTCCAGCGTGGGTCATCACACCAGCGCAGGCAGTAATCGAGCGCCGACTGCGCGTATCGCTTAATCACCGCATCGCGATCGTCGGTATCCATCTCAACGTGCTGCCTGAGCTCTTCAATCGGCACGACGCTTAGTACATCTATGGTCATAGGCAAAAGAGCGGGTTTCCCCGCCCCCTCCATCAGCTGCCGGATTCTGCAAAGCTGCCCTTAATAAGCGCAGACGGTCGGTAGTGCGCCAGCGCCAGGCGTTCTTCGCACAGAATGGTCAGCATGTTTTTCACGAAGTTGTCGCGGTCCTCGCGGCTCACTTCAATGGTGGCATCCATGCGATCCCAGACCTGCGAGGCCATATCGAAACCGCCGACGGTGAAGGTGCCCTGCGCCTGCGCACGGGTCGGCACTACTGGCAGACCCCACATGATGTTGGTGGTGAACGCCTGCGGGCCGCCGAAGATGTAGCGACCTTCGTTATCCTTCAGCAAAGCAATGCCGTGCCAGTCTCGCGGGTTGAGGATGATGCCGGATGCACTGAACTCGGATTCGGTCACCTGGAAGATCGCATGCGCGATAATGTCCGCGCGGGTATCGCCGGTGGCATTCAGGCCGCTATCGTAGGCCGTGGCCACATGGTTGATACCTTCCAGATCATCACCAGAGCCATCACCGTTCAGCAGCTGACGCTCTTCTTCCAGCGCCAGGCCGTACAGCAGGCGGTTATTGACATAAGACTGAAGCATTGGCGCATCGTCCATTACCTGGCGGGATGCCTGGATCCAGTGGGCGATGGTTTTTACGTTGGCCGTCTGCTTGCTGAAGGTGATGTCGGATTCAGGCTTCAGCGCCTTTTCCGCCACGCTGGCGGCACTGTTGGTGAAAAGCTCTTCACGCACATACTCCAGCGAGTTACTGGAGATGCGCCCCTGCGCCAGCAGATCACGAATGGTCAGGCGGCGCAGGCCAGGCATCACAATACCCGGCACCTGCATCGGCTGAATGAGCGTACCGGCGGATTCAGCATCACTGCCGAGGGATTTGTTGAAGGATTTCGCCTCGAAACGAGATTTGCTGCCGTTCCAGGACTTGGTGAGCTCTTCAGCGGCACGTTCGGAGAAGGATTTTTTCTCACCCGGATTATCAGGGCCGGAGGAAAGTTTCTGTTCAAGATCAAACAGGCGCTGGCCGGTCTTTGTCATCTCGTCGTTAACCTTCGCCATATCATCCTGCAGCTGTTTGGAAACAGTGCCGTTCTGTTCAATTTGCTGCTTCTGTTCATCGAAGAGCCCCTTCAGTTTGGTCTGGGACTCTTCAAGGGCTTTCTGGATTTGTGCAAGTTCTGACATATTTATTTTCCTGCTGTCGGATTAAAGTCGGTGATGCTCTTTAGCAGAGCGCTGATGTCGAGTTTGGTTTGGTCGCCTTCAGACTCACTCCGAATAGCGGATTTGAAGCGGGCTATCAGCCCTACAGCCTGTGACTTACTGAGTCCGACTGAATCCCTCAGCCAGCTCTCCACATCACGAATGGTTTCGATCCCGTCGATGCTCTTCATCGAATCCACCCCCGCCAGCTCGTTCGCCGGGAAGGTGCAGACGCTGATTTCTCTCAGCCAGGAGATGTTGCTGAAAATACAGCCGCCGTTAGCGGCAATGCTGTAATCATCTTTATTCACCGAAAAACCGATGGACATGCCTTCAACGGTGCCATGAATCATGGCGGCCTTCAGGTCGGAGGCTCCGCTGTGCCCGGGCGTTAACTGGCCGCGCACCAGCAGGCCTTTGCTGTCTTCCTGGATGCTGTCCCACTTACCCACCGGGATTTCCCACTGGCGGTGATTGAAAAACATCGCCACTTTGCGGGTCTGGGTTTCCAGGGTTTTCTTGAAAGCTCCCGGCAGGATGATGTCGCCATCCGAATCGGTGTTGCCGAACACGGAGGCGTAACCCTCGAAAATGCCCTGCTTGCCGTCGCCGGCAAACTTGATTTCCGTTTCGTCGAAAGAAAGCGTTTTGATGATGTCAGGCATCGTGGCCCCCATAAAAATTAAGCCCCGTCATCGCGGGGCTCATTGTCATTACCGAGTTGAGTGATGGGCACGTACTGTGCCTGGCGCATGGCGACATCGCCGCCCGGCAATGGCGGGCAGTTATCCATTCGGCGCATTTCGTTGATTGTTCGCAGGCCCGCTTCGCCCATCGCTTTCATGAAGGCAGCGCGGGACGTTGAATCACCGCGCAGCAGACCGTCCAGATTGTGTTCTGCGTGATACACCCCAACCTGATCAGGCTTGAGTAGCCAGCGCTGGATGCTGTTTTCCCAACGGGAAATGTAGGGTTGCAGGGTGTACTGGAGAAAACCCAGATTCTGTTGCTCGATACCGGTACCCCAGCTGGTGCTCTTCTCGACATCACCAACAAGATGCGGCGGCACGCCAAAGAAGCGGGCCAGCTCACTGACCTGAAACTTGCGGGAAGCCATCGTCTCGGCGTCCTGCGGGCTGACGCCAATATCATGGGCCTGGAAGTTAGCCTCCAGGATCCAGAGGCGTTTTTTCACCGGACCGCCAGCAATCTCCTTAAAGTTCTCCTCCAGCTGTGCTCGCTGCTCTTTGGTCAGCACACGATCGCCTGTGGTGAGGATTTTGGGCGATTTGGCACCGTTGGCGTAAAATTCCCGCTGCTGGTCTTCCATCGCCACCGCTACACCCGCTGATTTACAGGCATGTGCTATGGGAGAAAGGCCGGTAAGGCCGTTAAAGCCAAACCCCTTGAGGTGGAAAATTTCACGTTGAGAAAAATTGGCGTATTCATTGTCACGCTGGTAGCGATAAACAATGCGCTTTCCTTCAAGCCGGACATCCATATTGGCGGACATCAGCGGCAGCAGGCTGACCACATCCCCAACGGAGTTTCGCTCAACCAGGGCGTACGCATTGCCGTAGAAGCACAGCTGCATCGTCATCGCCTCCCGGAACTCCTGCGCCGTCATGTACTGATTCGGGGAGTAACGCAGCAGGCGGGCCAGCGGATTACTCAGGCCAACCTTTTTCCGGTTGTCCTCTTTGTCGGTTTCAAATACGTCCAGCGGCAGGCAGGCGGTAAGAGTGGAAATCAAAGAGACACATCGCCAGACGGTTGATATCTGCAGGATGCGTTCATCCGTAATCTGAGAATCGCCCAGGGTGCCGCTGGCTGAAACAGGCCCGGTCTGGGATCCCTGTTCAGGTGTCACCAGCCGTCCCCCAACGAACCACGACGCCACCCGCGCCCACCAGCCGTTATTTGTGCGCAGATCAATGCTGTAATTTGTATCGTCCATCACATGCTCAACGGTTGTGAGAAGAAGTCGTCAATATCACCTTCGTCAGTGACATCGCCTTCAGATGCACCTATTGCCATTGCTGAAGCCACCACGCCATCAATACGACCGGTGCTTTTCTTCTTGGCAAAGATGCGGTTTTCCTTCTGATCCGCCTCAGTTACGGCAGATGCTGCGTTCCAGCGAAGGCAGGGATTGGTCTTAATAATGATTTCGCCATCATCCAGGCGCTGCTCGAACAGTTCGATCGAGTGAGGCATCCACAAGCCGGACTCCTGTGCCTTGTAATAACCCTGTCCGTGCGGGATAAGCGGTACTGAAACCGACGCTTCTTCCAGCTCAGGCTCAAGGTATTTGATACGGTACTGGTCAAACGCTATCGCCTTGATGAAAAACAGCTGCGAAAGGTCGGCGATACGCTCTGCAACAAAGCCATATTTCACAGCCTTGCCCGGCGTAGTGTGGATAAACCCTGCTCTTTCCCAGGCGTCATATGGCACACGGTCCGTTTTCGCTCTTTCCGCCAGCGTGTCTTTCGGAGTCCAGAATTCCACCAGCAATTTGCGCTTTTTGGGGAAATACAGCGCCAGCGACGTGAGGTCACGCGAACCGGACAAATCCAGACCGCCGTAACACTCTTCGCCCTGTAGTTCCTGGATATCGAAATCGTCTTCACACGCCATCCAGACATCACTGCTCATCCATGGATTATCGGCATCCACCCACTGACAGAAATTCAGGCGCCGCACGATGCTTTCTTTCGACGGCATGCCACGTGCCTGTGTCACCTGCTCACGCAGATAGCGATCGGTGAAGGTGTGTCCAAGCGAAGGATTAGCCTTTTTCCAGCAACTTTCATCCTTGAAAGGATCCTCACCCTCGTCGAGTGAGCAGATGAAGGAGAAGAAGCTGTCATCATCAATCGAGCCTTCGGCGACCTTACGACCGTACTCGTGATAGTCATAACAGACGCTGGTTTTATCGTGGCCGCTGTTGGTGATCATGAAAATCAGCGCCTGCCGCCGGCCTTTCGTCCCGGCGCGCATCATCTCAACCACCTGGTTGTTTTTGTGCTCGTGTATTTCGTCAATCAGCGCGCAGTGGGGGCGCGGGCCTGACTGACCGTCGTCAGAACTGATTGGCCTGAAGAATGATCCCGTTTGAAGGAACGCCAGGTTCCACTCTTTCCCGGCCCCGCCTGATTTGTTGATTCGCTGTGCCAGCGCCGGTGATTGATCCACCATCGCCACCGCATCACGAAACAGGATCATGGCCTGGTCTTTTTTCGTGGCGGCGGCATACACCTCTGCGCGCGGTTCTTTGTCGGCGACCAGACAATAAAGGGCGATGCCTGCGGCCAGCGGCGATTTGCCAGAACCTTTGCCGGACTCGACATACACCATGCGAAACCGTCGATAGTCGTCTGAATTTTTCCAGCCGAATATTGAGCCCACGATAAAGCACTGCCACGGCAGCAGGTTGAAGGGCTTACCTTCATGTTCCCCGCCGTTGAGCTTCAGCACTTTGGCGAAAAAGTCGATAGCACGCTGCGCCGCCGCAACATCCCACATCAGCCCGCGGGCGTGGCAGGACTCCAAATCCTTGAGGTGTCGTTTACAGGAGTTTCGAATATCAGGCCCGGCGATCTCCTTGCCTGAATCCACATCCATCGCGTACTGCGTGGCAAGGTCAACCGAAGAACTGGTTGAGCGGGTCTTCTTCTTTTTCTCCACCATCAACTTTCACCTTCGTCCTGGCGGCAGGGGTAAGGCCGAATTCAACCAGGTAACTTTTAAAGCGGCGATCCGCGTCGGCCAGCATCGATACTGCCGGGTTTGCCTTAATCAAAAATCCGCCGTCGGTCTGCACGGTATAGGTCCGGCCCTCGTCGGCGATAGTCAGACGCAACTGCAGAATATCGGCGTAAATATCGCAGAGTCGTTCGAGCGCCAGCGTATCGGCAACGGTCAAAATGCCCATGCCATCCAGCAGCACGGTGAGTTTGCCCCAGGCCATCTTTCCCCAGTCGGTAAGGTGCGCTGGCGGGCTCGGAATTTCCCGCGCCGGGGTCGGCTCTTTATCGTTGAGTTTGCGTTTGCCCGGGTTGCCGGTAACCACTTTGAGGTGGGTCGGTTTCGGGCGACGTCCTGCCATCGGAACCTCCCAGAAAAAAACTTTTCATTTCGCGGTTGTGCACAGAAAGGACGAGCGGCGGTCATTTGCGGTGGGGGAGTTGAAGTTTTACCCCCCCCCCCACCCCGTCCTTTCGTGTCAATGTTGAGAATTACTCTCGTTTGAACCAGTGCGATGAGGGATCGAGGGGCATGCCGCTCTCATCACACCCGATGAGCGTGCCACGCTTTTCGATACGTTGCTTTGTCGAGTCGTGGTGTAGCTTGCACAGCCCTTGCCAGTTACTTTGGCTCCAGAACAATTTCTGCGCCTTAGTGATGGCGTCACGATCACCAGACCGCAACGCCTCCTTCAGCTTGTGGGGGATGATGTGGTCTACGACCGTTGCCGCTGTCACCCTGCCTTGCTCCTGGCACATCACACATAATGGGTGAGCTTTAAGAAAGACCAGACGTGCGCGGTCCCATTTGCTGCCATAGATGCGTGGTTCATTATTCACGCTAACCTCCAGGCCCGGCGGTGCTCTGTACGCGGTATTCTGTCTGGATGACGCTCTACCGGTTCACCGTCGGCATGATCAACCAGTGAATAGCACGGGTAGACCACTGCACCACCGTAGGCATCACCCACGGCATAGTCTGCTGCTTTACTGCTGTCCCATCGGGCCAGCACCTTCTCTATGTGTTGCTGCGGTACGCTGTAACATACGCCATGCAGCAGGCGCGGTAGCGTGATGTAATCGGCGCGGGTCTTGTCCGCTACAATCAGCCGCTCAGCTATCTGTATTTGATACTGCGGCGGTCGGCCGGTACCGAGATAAAAGCTCAGCATGTCGTCAGGGAAGCGTATCAGCCAGTCAGTTACTTTTTCGGTGAATCCATGCACCAGCTGCGCGTCGTCTTCCAGCACTACTACCCGGCAAGGTTGTTCAGCGGCCCATTCGATGGCGCGCCGGTGATTCCAGTTCGCACCGTGATTCCCTTCATCGATAAGCAGGTGTGCGCCAAGTTCGCCAGCCAGCAATGCAGCTGAGGCAAAACGGGAGTGGTGACCAACCACAACAAACTTCACTTGTGTTTCCACCACGCGTCCTCCTTACCGATCCCGTCTGTTTTGAAAACGGTGTGTACCAGAGGCCCGGTGACCAGGCGGTCAGCGAATGACTTCGCGACAATTCCAAACGCCAGCATGTCACCCACCGCGGCACCAGCCTGCTCTTTCTTCCAGAAACGATAACTCTCGATCCGGTAGTAAAGACGGACAATGCCGTGAGCGAACGCCATTACATCAGCGCGGGTGCCACCCAGCAGTCCAGCGTTAAGCATCACATCGTTGCGGTGCTCTTCGATGAACTCCTGATAGATACGCTCCGGATGATTCTGCTTTGCCCAAGCGTCGGCGTATGTCTTCGGTTCTGAACCGACGTATATCTTACCGGGCTCCATTTCCTCCCATGGCGCGCGAAGCATTTCGACATCGGTACCATCGGTACACCAGACGTAACGATACTCAGGATGATCGCGCAGGTGCTGCCAGATATGCAGCCAGCGCCGGAAGTAAACATTCATCTTCACGTCAGGAACGCGGTACAGCTCAACGTCTGCCGGGGCCGTCTGAAGTTCATCCACCAGCGCTATACGTCCACACTGGCGAAGCGAGGCCGCCCATTTGCTCAGCATGTCAGGCGAGGCCGCCATTTTCGTACCGCGCTGCGGGTCAGGCTGACTTGTGAGCAACGTAGTGATTACCACGTCGCGCTGCTTCCGGTATTCAACGTAACCGGTGTACCCGGTATCACGCCGTTCGTTGTGGATTTTCACATTACGTTCCACCAGCGCTTTCCGGTCTGCCGTTGGCACCGAACGGTCTACGGCTTCATGTTCATCGAGCGAATGAATCAACTTTTCGGAACCAGTTACATCGGCATAAGCCCAGGTAGTCAGGCCAACGTTATGGATACGCAGGGCAAGGTCGCTGTGCTCGTACATGCCCCGACCATAAACCCAGTCGAAGCCACCAACACGCTCGATAGCACTGCGATGGTAATACAGCATTACGCCGCGCTGCCCGGTGTACGCTACGTGCTCATCGTCGCGATACAGTACCGCGAGATCGTTAAGCTTGCGCGGCCCGGCAAGGTCGAGGAACTGATACGCCAGATGCGGCTCAGATGATTCGATATACGGAATATGCCAACCATCGGCAATCGGCCATGCGTCGTCGTCCCACAAAAACAGATGCTCGCACCCGGCATCCATCAACGCGCTCAGACTGGCGTTCTTCGAGGCGACAATGCCGAGTGATGTTTCATGGCGAAGCAGCTGCACGCCGTCAGACACTACCGCTGAAGGTTTTGAACCATCATCAATGACGACCACCAGCGCGCCGGGCGGTAAATATTGCTGATGCTGCGCCAGTGCCCGCTTCAATACGTCAGGGCGATTATGCGTTGTGATTGCTATTCCTATGCGTGACACCGAATTGCAGACAGGCGCGTATGGGACACCATCGATAGTGACCTGCATAATTTCTCCAAAATAAAATGGTTCAGGACTCCTATCTGGACATCACTTTTGCTGACACCAAAATGATATAATCGCAGCTCATTTACACAAACCTTTAGAGGTAATTTCATGACAGATCTGCAGAAACGCATTGATGAACTCGAAAAAACTATTGAAGAGCTACTTTTAGATCAGCATGCAGCAAGAATTGCTATTACCACGATATCCACAGCTTGGAACTCCCTTGCCAAACAGCCTGGTATGCTTGGCGATAGCTACGATAAAGCTATTAAATCAGCGCCGCCTGTGGAGTTTGAAAACCCAGTAAATGAAGGTTATGCAGAAGAGTTACATAAAAGAGTTGTAGCCCTACTTTCTAAATCTTAATCGAATCGTTTGGGCTACCTTTAAGTGGCCCTATTTCTAATGTCTCCCTTCCTCAATATCCCTAATCCCTGCCAGTTGGTTGTTACCCTTCTCTATCTCTGCAAGTAATGATTGAATCCAGAGAACGGCCTGACAATAGGTTATTGAGCTGGCGGCAGCGGTACTATCATCGGCTGCGTCAGTGTCCCCGGTATCGGGGTGCATTGCGCTGGCACGTAAACGGTTCGCGTAGTTGAGCAGCCCACCAGCGACATCAGCAGGAACAGGAAGATCACAGGTTTTTTCATAGCGAAGAATCTCCCGGTATTCGATAACGGTCTTTTCTGTTCCGGCATCAATCAGCGAGTTCAGGCGACTGGCGTTCTCCGCTACTTGGTTAAACCGGTTGAAGTTGAACGCCTGGGTAGTTATCACCGTTGCCTGCAGTGCGTTATCGTTGCGCAGTATCCGGTTGTCACTCTCTGACGTGGTCAGCGCTGCATTGCTGCGCGCCAGTAGTACACAGAGCACCGCGATGAAGATGATTGCTGCCATCCCAACAATAACGAGGCTTCTGTTCACTGGTCTATCCCCCAGCACGTCAGCGCGCTTTCCTGGTCTCGCCGTTCTACCTGCCCATAGCAACCGTTCTTCTGGCCTTTGGTCAGACGACAATCGCGGCCACCGTCTTTAATCCACCAGCGTATCGCTTCACAGGCACCTTTACGGTCGCCAGCATTGATGCGCTTATAGAACGTAGAAGGGAAGCATTTTCCGGGTCCGATGTTGTAGGGACAAAATGACGCAATGCCTGCTTTCTGCGGTTCGGTCAGTGGCACTTTGATATTTCGGTCAACCCACGCCAGCGATTTATCGCGTTCAATGGCGTTTACCTGGGCGCATTTCTCAGCTGACAGCTTCATGCCCTGTACTACCGGCTTACCATCAACCATCGTGGCGCCACGGCAAATGGTCCAGAGTCCGCCGCCGTCGCGATATGATGTCAGGATGTTACCCTCTTTCTCATCCAGAAACTGATCGAGAATAACGGACGCGGAAGCCCCCGCAAGAATCAAACCAACGACCGCTGCGCTCAGTTTATTCTTCAGCTTTGGTGGCATAGCCATTGCGCCGATCCTCCCGTTCTTTCCAGCGGAAATACCAGTTCACTGCACAGGTGATTACAGTGCATGCGATACCGACAATAATTGCCCAGTCGCTCAGGCTTAACCCTGCAATTCTGTCGGCCAACATCCAGGACACCTCTTTTGCTGTTTTAGCTGTTTCGGCGTATGCCTTCGCTGATACACCGCAGCCGGTCAGCGTGGTGCCTGTTCCATATGAAAGTCTGCTGTAAATGGTGCTCATTCTGGTCATAGCCTCACCTCCGATTTTTCGGATGGCGCTGTGTGTATGAAAAGGGTCAGGCTTCACGGGCTGGATTTATCAACAAAGCACGTAGCGGATGATTCCCGTGAGCCTGAAATAGAAAAGCCCCGCAAAAGCGAGGCTATAAATTCTTTGCCACCTCCCGGAGTGGCCACGCTCATGCCCTTGAGGTGCTGTCGCGTCATCACCACTTATTACCAGTGCGCGTCTGGCGTTCGCGCTGCTTTACCGGAGTTTATTTTGATATATGAACCTTAACCCATCACTACACAGGCTCGCTCAATAGCGACTCAGGGCAGCATCATGAATGCTGCTTTGCCTAACGGCTGCGGTCTGTCCGTTTTACTCGTGCATTTTCTTATCCTACAGAAACACAAAAGCCCAGGGCGTTAACCTCGGGCTTGATTTCGTGCAGGCGTAATATCCCACGATGGAAAGCATACAGGACAGTTTTATGCAAAGTCAACACCAACGTGCAAAAAAGAGTCGCCATTTGCTCCGATCGCATCAATAAGTTGTTGCTTTCTCAAATTCTGATGATGCATGACGCTCTCCTTTGTGCAGCACATCAATCAGCATTTCATAGAATGGCTTCCAGTTACGAGACCATGAGGACTGATGGAGATCCGGCAGACGTTTAAGGATAGCCCGGTGAACGGTCGCAGATGACACTCTGGAATACCCCTCGCCGCTGCAACGCTCACACGTTTTGAAAACCGGTGCGCCGCAGTCTTTTGTCGCGATGCGGTCCAGTACCTTGCCCTTTCCGCCACAACGGCAGCGGGCGCTGATTGTTCCCTTGCCTTCGCAACTATCACAGACGGCCGGTACAACCTCTGTTACCTCAGTCCAGTGCTCCCAGTCAGACGGACGAACGGCACGAGAGCGGTTAGCCCAATATGGTGCTTTACCCCATGGGTACGAAACTTTGCGGGTACTCTGCTCGCGGTTTGTTCGCCCGGTACCGCAGCAGATGTGACACGTCACGCTGGTTTCTGCTGAACGGGAGTATTCAGCAAAGGCAAATTGTGCCAGCATCTGCATACACCATCCGAACTCACCACCAGCAGCTTTGCGCACGTTCTTTGGAGCTGTCTCCATCGCATGTCGCGCCAGGGCCTGAACTGCGAGCTGTTCATCGCTTTTGCTGATCCCGGTCTTACCAAAGAAGGCTGCCAGACCAAACCGCGCACGGCTGCTGGTGGTACCAATGGCAGCCATTACATCTGTTCCTGTAAGGCGGTCCGGAGAGGTGCCTTTTACGCTGTCGCTGATGAGCATCCCCTGAGGGCTGAAATGTTTGAGTGATGATTCCAGTTTCATAGAATGGTATCTCCCTTCTCAGCGGTGCCAAACCAGCCAGGGTGTGCCCACTGGATATCGATAACTTTACCGCCGTTTCCCCATAGCGATAACGCGCGCATTGCAACGTAGTGCATAAATATTTTTTCACGCTCACGCCAATCATCCTCAGGCGTAGCTCCAAGGAACTCATCAATTGCATCAGCAATAAGACCAAAGCATTCGGGATAGTCGCTATGACTGATAGCTATGTCTCGTGCGGACTCCTGTAGCTCAATGAAGCGCTTTTTGGTGAACAAATAGGACATTTCATGAATTAGACGATCCATTGTTGGCTCCTTAAGCTTTTGCATACCGACGCGGTTGTGATTTTTGCTGCGATACTGATTTTGATTTCGCTTCTTCCTGGTCAATCGGCAGAAAATGCCCGTTATAGAAACGGCGATATACGGTCCCAAGAACGCCGTTACGCTGCTTGGTGATGTTAATTTCCGCGATCCCTTTTGCCGGTGATTCGGGGTTATAAACTTCATCGCGATAGAGCATCATGATGATGTCAGCATCTGCCTCAATTTCACCTGAGTTCTTCAGATCTGAGTTCATAGGGCGTTTGTTAAGTCGGGATTCCACGCCTCTCGAAAGCTGGCTCAGCGCCAGAACGGGAGTGCGGTTTGTTTTAGCGAGGCGCTTTAACCCCTTCGACAATTCACCCACTGCGAGGTCATAGCGTGCCGTGCTCTGGATCTTAATGAGTAACAGATAATCGATAACCACCAGCGCGGTTTCTGGATGAGAAATCTGATGACTGGTTGCCGTTTGCTCGATCTGCTCAAGCGTCAGATCTGTGGCATCGACCATCCAGATATTGCGCCCGGTAAGATGCCCGATACCTGTAGATAACCTTGCCCAGTCTTCATCTTCAAACTTCGCGGCTGCTTTGAGCCTGGACACTGACATACCACCAGCAGCAGATACCATTCGCTCGCCAATCTGGATGTTGGCCATCTCCATGCTGAAAAACAGTACGCCATGCCCCTGCTCTGATACCTTATCGATAATGTCCAGTGCCAGCTCGGTTTTCCCCATCGACGGACGAGCCGCGATGAAGACCAGATCTGTCGGTTCAATGCCGCCGGTTTTAGCGTCCAGTTCTTCAATGCCGGTCATCAGCGGTTTGGCCTCTTCCAGCCCCTGATTTCTTGCATCTACCCGGTCAATTACTGCAGGTAAGATTTCATCAATATGCACAGGTTGAACGGTATCAGGAGTGAGTGAAATTGAAGCCATGGCCTCCTGCGCGGCTTTCAACGCTTCGACTGCGTTTTCACCATTGGCAGCATTGCGAATGCCAGCCAACGCTGTCTCGATTACAGCCTCGGCGTCACGAACGGCAGCATTACGTTCCAGTGTGGAAACGTAATACGTCAGAGCTGATTTAGCCCATGCGATACGGCTTGACTCGAGTATCGTTGCGCTGTGTTCTGGCATGATCTCACACAGCAACAGCGGATCTATCACTCCGGTCCCCCGAGCCTGACGACAAATGCCGGAATATATTTCACGGTACTGACGGACAGAGAATGCGCTCGCCGGCATACGGGAAAGAATGCCCAGAACCTCAGGATCGGTATTGCGCAGAAAAATCGCGCCAATTACCGCACCTTCCAGATCATTATTTTTCCATACCGGAGTCATCATGCGGTTACCCCTGCAGCAATTGCGCGATAGCTTTCCCAGCCAAATGCCAGGCGGTTTCGTCCACCATCGGTAACCCTGTCCACGATGCGCTCACCAATGGACTCTTTCAGTTGCTCAAAGGTCAGGTTGCTGATCAGGATTGTCGGAAGTACGCTCTCGTAACGGGCATTAATAACCTCCTGCAGGATGGTCATTTCCGTCGGACTACCAAATTGCACGCCCACCTCGTCGATAATCAGCAGATCCAGTGATGCGAAACGCTCGATAACGTCTTCCTCGGTACTGTCAGCACCATGGCGCCACGTGTTTTTTACGGCACGGGTCAGGCGCATAACATCGGTGATTTGCACACTGGCCAGATACTCACGAACAATGCTCTTTGCCATCGATACCGCCAGATGGTTCTTTCCTGTCCCGCAGTTCCCGGTCATCACCAGCCCCGTTCCTGCGTTAAGACGCTCCGACCAGCTGTTGACGTAGCGCTGGCAGGCTGCAAGGTTTTTTGCGGCACCCTGATTAACCGCCTGATAATTACTAAACTCACAGCCCTCAAATCGGCGGGCGATCCCGACGTTGTCCAGCAGGTCAGATACCTGCAACGCACGCAGCCCGGAATCGACTGCCGCCAGCTCATCGCGCACGCACCCCGGGCACAGGGAATGTTTAACATTTTCGGTACCACGAAACGCTTTACCAGTGAGCGACATGCGCTCATAGTCGCCATGTTTTTCGCACACTACGGTGTGGACTTCGCCTGACTCCCAACTTCCCCACTGCCACGGTTTTTTATGTTCTACAGCGAACGCCAGTTCCTCGCGAAGTCCTTCGCGTTTCGCCAGTAGTGAATCCCTTTCTTCGCGTTGTTTGATGTTCAGCATTGTGTTTCCCCTTGTCACCAGTTGCAGTCTGTTTGTCCGTAATCCTGTTCACTGAAGCCAGATACCGGAAGCACATTGCGACGCCCACCTCCGGGAGCTGATGGAGTTTGCCAGGCTTCTTCGAAATGGCGATCGGGCCCAAAGAACGTTGCCGCCTGTTTGACGTATTCAGTACCAAGCTTGCCCGTCGTGCGGATGTAGGCCGCGTAGCGCTGCACGCCCGCCAGCAGCTCTGATGCCGTAGCGCCGTCGGCGATGCGAGCCTTCCAGTGTTTGTAAGCCGTTGCTTTCGGATTGCCACCAGCGCGTTTTGGGTATGCTTGCCAGGCGGCTTCGAACTCTGGAGAGTATTCCTGTCGCGCTGCTGGTTTCGTACCACTGGTTTTTCCAGATGATTTACCACTTCCGGAAATGGCTGTCGGTGTAGCGGCGCCAGCCGATGCACCAAGAGTGTTTTTAATCTCTGTAGTAGTCTTTGTTGTAGTAACCATTAGAGAGCGGGCGTTTTTCCCCTCATCCATCGGTGCATCCTGCACTTGTCGATCAGGGCAACTTGCCCCGTTCGATGAGGGCACCTGTTCCGCATCATTAAGCAACTCGCAATCATGATTGATGGTGTAGTAATTTGTCCGGTCATGTAGGGACTTATTGAGCTGCTCAACATCGAGACATCCCTGTTTGACGAGTGATGTAAAAGCGCGTTTAACTGTATCTGCTGACCAGAACGGGAATTGTTTTACCCACGACTCATAGCTGTTGAACACCCAGCGGCGACCGGCATGGATAACTCCCTGCTCTTTGTCGTTAATCCAGTAGTTAACCTGCTGCAATACGATCGCTTCGTTCAGACCGATGCGCATAGCAAGCTCAGGGTTGATGACCAGAGGGCGAAAATTAAAAAGCATGCTCATGCTGCACCCGCTAACTCAGTATCGTGAGTAAACTTGCCATCCCAGCGTTTCTTCATCGGAAGATGACCTTTGAGATAGTGTCGGTAAATCCACACCGCCCCTTTTCGCAGCAGGATCGGCTTGAATGTGTCGCGCATATCACCGTCGTCCTGCTCTACCTGCCCAGAACGCTCACTGAGGTACAGGTCGCGCGCATAATTATTTACCCGCCAGCGCGGATACTTAGCTTTTGGCTGGTCGTCATATAGCCAGTTATGTTCGAACAAAAACGCATTGACCTGCTGTACGTTGACGCCGTTCAGTTGCTTACAGAACTGGCAAGGAGACATACCCGGCTGAAAGAGGTTTTCGAGGTGCTCGATATACTTTGCCTGGCGCTCGACGTATCCAAGTGCTCGACGGGCAGCTTCTCGTTCATCAGCCCATGCGCGGGCAGCAGCTACCTCATCTGAAAAATCAGGGAGATCGTTGGACGGAGTAATGCTGTAGGAACCTGTCATGCGGATTGATGGCAACACTTCGGAAGTTACCCAACGCTTGAATCGCTTGGCCTGCTTTTTGCGACTACCCATGATCGCAGCATACAACCCAGATTCGTTGATAACTGATTGATTTGTATAGTTACATCCAATAAGGATGGTTTGAGTATCCTTATCCTCGTCATCAATCAACTTTGTCATCGCCTGCGTCTGGCTGTAACCAAGTGCAAAGGCAATATCCGCAGCCACAAACCACGGAACGTTGTTAATCAGCACGGTCCGAACTGAAGCCAGCAGCTCACCAGCATCAGACTTGAAGTCGAATGTTTTGATAGTGGTTTTCATTTTGAGCTTCCTGTTGTTCGTTGTGACATGTCACGCCTCATGGGCGATCTTGAAAACTAATTGCTCTTTTGTAATAACTGGTTTATCTGCAAATGATTTAGACGCAGTTTCGATCGCCAAGGCCAAACGTGGAGATGCATTGCGATGGCCATATGCAATGAGGTTCAAATACCCGGAAGATGTGCCTGATTTTTGAGCAAGCTCTGCCCATTGTTCTTTCGTTGAGGACTTACGCCAAATGAGTAACTGGTTGTTCATTACGCTCTCCTATTGCAATGAACCAACTTTAGCTTTTTGCTAAATTAAATGCAATAATCATTTAGCAGTTTGTGTATTTACCATGTTGCTAAATAATGAGAGTATTTTGATATGGACATAAAAAGCATACGTAAATCAAACCTTGAGCAACTCATTGTTGAGTTCCTCATGCGCGACAGACATACGACAAAAGCAGCCTTCGCGGACCTGTGTGGGATAAGCCCCGCCCAGCTAAGTCAATTGCTTGGGAGTAATAACAGTCGAAACATAGGCGATAAGATTGCCAGAAAGATAGAGCAAGCTATGGGGCGTCCATTTGGTTGGTTAGACATCCCGCATGATGCCCCCGAAAGCACTACAAATGAGCTGGAGTATGTCGGAACCGTTAGGTCAGGAGCTGTACCAGTTGTAGGGGAAGCGATTCTTGGAATTGATGGAATGATCGATATGCTAGAGAGCCGCGCTGGCTGGTTGCAAATGTACAGCGCGGACAGGGATGCCTATGGGCTGAAAGTAAAGGGAGATAGCATGTGGCCTCGCATACAATCAGGAGAGTACGTAGTCATAGAGCCAAACACTCAAGTTCATACAGGCGATGAGGTTTTTGTACGAACAAAAGATGGTCATAACATGATAAAAATCATGAGTAAAACTCGTGATGGTGACTTTCAGTTCTCAAGTGTAAATAGTGATCATAGGCCTATCACCTTAAGTCCTGACAATATTGAGAAAATGCATTATGTATCGGCTATTGTTAAACATACACGGTATGTTGACAATGATGAAATGCCCAACATATAGCCCCCCCCTTTTTTTTCCCCACTACAACCGACCATTAGGTCGGTTTTTTTTGCCCTCATCTAAAGAATAAAATAAATTCATCTCCATATTTATCAAATACATAAACAATAAAAGTAAATAATTTAGCTTTTCACTATTGCACCGCCTTTACCATTTTGCTAAATTCAATTTCATCGAAAACCTACGGAGTTAATGAGATGAGCACAGAACAAATTCTTTCCGAAAACGGTACCATCCACAAAGTTGCGATGGATATTGACCGTGTAATCAATGCACTCGAGTACGCAGAATCTGATGCAGATGTAGCATATAAACCGGCCGCGCTTATACAGATCTGCATCAACCAACTGAAAGAAAATCTTTCCACCTTAAACCATGAGCTTGGTCATGGCTGGCGGGAGAATCAATAAATGAAAACTCCCGTCGAAATACTCGAAAGTGTCGCAGCTGATATTGTGGAAAACACCTCGTTACTTGAGGTTATTTATCGTAACTACGAGCTTCCGCCAGAAGCCGATAACGCAATTGCATGCCTGATTCGTTCGATGCAGAAAACGCTGGATGGTGTTAATGAGTACGTCACTATGCTACCCACGGAAAGCATTACCCGGAACGCTTGCGCCAATAATTCATCCGCAGAGGCAAGCAAGAGATTAACATCTGGCGTGCTTAACAACTGGGCTACAGAAGCCGGAAACTGCAAAATGGCGGTTTGTAATGCGATGGACTGCATTCCGCAGGAATTATCTGCAATAGGAACTCTGACTATCGTTTTTGAAAAGCTCGACGAGCTACAAGAAGTAATCAGCAAGAAAGCTGAAAAAATAAACTCGTAATTAGCCAATAAATAATTAACACCTTAATCGGTGGGACATCACTCACCCTGAGGAAATGCAAATGAATATTATCGTCAGAAGTGAAGTCGTGAATAAAAAAGTCCAACCAGCCAATCAGGATGACGACATTCTTTACATAAACAAATCCCACAAAACAGCAGAGTGTGCCAATAAATATGCGCATGAGCTGCGTGCTGAATTTACCCAGTTACTTATGCCAGCAATCACACGCACTGATGTGAAGGTAGCAGGAAGATTCACCTCATTACTTAATGAGCTTTGCTTCATGACCCAAATGACCATGGAGAACACCTCAAAGGGGGGGGGGGCAATAATGACGTTTCTGAAAGATAAAGCAGCACACAATACTGCAAAACTTTTTGCCTCTTATGGAAATAGTTATCTGCATATTGCAAACCTTTTTCTGCGCAAGGCTTACGGGCGGTAATGACAATGAAAAACAATACCATTGAAATTTATCGCCGCCGCGTTGCTATTGCGACATTAAACCGAATGAAGCGCAAGACAGGAGGTTATTGCCTCTCCGTAAATATGCCCGATAACAATATCCAGGTTATCGAGATTAACGAAGAATCAATGATGAAACTTTTGCTGCGCTTCGAAAAACAGGCTCGGACTGAATTCAACACAGAAGCGGAAACATTTCTTCGCCAGACGTATATGAAAAGCGTCGATATCAATGGACACACCGAATATCTGACCGAAACCGGAAAGATGATTGTTGACGAGATTTTTGCGGAATTAATTAAACACGCGAAAGAGAAATACGTATGTGGAGGAATTAACTGATGGCCTCACAACAAACAATTATTCACGGAATGCAGATCCCCCCCCCCAGTCCTCAACGTGGATCTGCATGTGCTTCCGGATTTCACCGGACGCGTGGTTCTTTACATCGAAAAAGGGCGTGTGACATGCGACCGCCGTCTGCTCGACGACGAACATATTTGCGCACTGGACACTTTTATCGAAATGGCTCGCGAAATGGAGCTACGTCTTGAGGAAATATCGAATGACTGACAACCGTACCGTAAGCGCGATTGACCTCGCGTTACAGAAACACGATACGCCAGTTGGCCCTTTGTTCGTGGCAGTACGACACGGGCGCACTAAAAAATGTTTCACCCTCAACACTGCAATCCGTTATCTGGCGTTCTTCATGACTACCGAAGCTTTCAGTCGTTCCGGCTTCGAGCAGCGCTACCCGGATGTGCAGGCCGTCCACCCTCTCAATCCAGAACTGAATTGTTGGCAACGAGGAGGCACAACAGTTGAGTACATCGGAGCCCACCAGCGCTGTATTCGACGTCTTCGCCGCATTCTGGCCATTAAGCGTGACATGCAGAAGTGGTGTGAGAAGTGGGACGCCATGCATGACCGCTTCGTTAAAGAGGTTGACGCACTACAGGCCAGTAAACCGGAGGGTATTCGATGAGCAGCAATAACGAAGCGCCAGAAACTACGCCAAATGGGATCAAAATCGGAAGCCGCATAATTGGCTGGTCTGGTGCGGTTAAACAGTTTGATGGTTCACGCTTTGACTCCCGTAACTCAGAAGGACTGCGTTGGTTAGCCTGCATTATGGAAGCAGTGGCAGCTGGTTGGATTTCTTTAGGCGCAGAGAAAGAACTCATTCTGTGGCGCTGGCTGGTAGCAACGGTATTTATCAATGAAGAGAAGGATAAGAACGGCACTATCGAAATCCCGAACGAAGACGGCGGCGTTGATATCGCGGTCATTTACTCGGGTAAGAAAGGCGACCTGAGCATCTACCCCGGCCCGCTGCGCTTTTCTCTTGCTAACCATGTTGAAGGTATCGCGATCGAGAAATACGGCGCTGAGGAAGGTCCAGCGCTGGCGCTGCGCATGTACAAGGACATGGTGATTGCAGATCCCAGGTATGGATTCAGGATGTCCCCTTTTGGGCGCGAGGGGCTTGAGATGCTTCACGATGACTACATCGGAATGATCAACACCAACGGTATGCCAGAAGCTTCCGTGATTCACTAAGGAGAAAGCCATGTTTATTTATACCGATTTGCTACGTGCCGCTCTGTGCTGCGTTGCCAACTTGGAAGACAAACGAAAAATCATGAGAGGTGTACACATCACACCAACTCATATACAGGCAACGAATGGTATTGCGGCTGTTTCGATGAAGCATGACGGCAAACCTGAAATGGAGGGCGTATTTATCCTGCACGGTGATATCCCGACTAACGCAGAAGGAACCGTATTCCAGCAAATTGGTAGCCAGTGGATTGCTGCTCATATGGACGACTACGAGCGCCCGGTTGGGCATAACGAGCTTGAACTGGTTGAAGGCAAGTTTCCAGATCTTAGCAAGCTGCTGCCGACAGAGGAAGAACCGTGTGCTGAGTTCCCTCCGTTCGCTGCTGAATTGCTGGCTTTGCCTTATCGCATGTTTGGTAAGGAGTTCGCATCAACGCCCATTAAATTCAAATTCTTTGGGCCAGAACTGCCATGTCAGATCCTACTTGCCGACGCTATTAGCGGTTTCTTCGGAAATCCGGTGTTGGTAATCATGCCGATGAAATCGACCGTGTTCGAACTGCACCGTAAAGTGATGCAATCTAAGGGAGAGCCCACTGATGAAGCTTGAAATTCACGACAAAGGTGCGGTGGCCACACTAACCATTATTAGTACCGTCTTCGAGTTTCGAAAACACGTCCGGATAGTCGATACCGTCCTGATGCGTAATCCTGGTGTGGTAGCCAACCGCCGCGGTTTCTTCCTGATGAAAACAGTCATTTCTGGCCGTTCGAAGGAAATGCTTAGAGCCAATAAAACAGCGGTTCGGGAGGCGACACGATGAGCAAAATTCAGAACCCTGTCGTGCTTATCCATAAGCGCGAAAACTGTGATGCCTACGCCGTTGCGATCACCAGCGGCAGCCAGGACTATCACGACGCCATTCTGATGGCGACCATGGAACCGGATATGACCGGCGATGATGTGGATACCTGGAGCAAAACAGGTTACTACATGGCGGCAGAGATTGAGCGTTTACGTCAGCAACTTATCGCGCCTCTGAGCATTGGCGAATTATTGCAGCGACTGGAATCACAGACTGGAGAGAAATGGACGAATGAGGTTAACGATGTCACCAATGGTAAGCCGTTGACCATCACCCTGCCGGATATCAGCTCGAAGGCATTCTGGAGCGGTACGGGCAAAAACGAAGTATTCCATCCGGAAAGCTATAAGTGCTGGGTGAAAGAAGCTATCGAGCGAGCCTGTGTTATCGCCGGAATCGGCGTGGAGGTTAAGTGATGACCACCATTACGCCAATAATGACCGCCTCCGGATGTGTTCAGTTTCGCCACTACATGGTGACTGTTCACGCTATTGAACGCTATATCGAACGCATTGGTGGTGATGTGGGAAATTTGATCCTCGACCTCAAAAACGCCTGGGTATTTGATGCCAGCAAGAAAGGTATTCCCCGCTCTTTGTGTGCTTCTGTCGCGCGCTGTGAACGTGAAGGTGGATACGGTCTGAGGCATGAAAAGGCTGTTTTCCTGATAAAACCCAATGCGCGCCAGCATGTAATTGTAACGACGTTATCTGCGGAGGTGAAGTAATGCACAAGGCATTCGAAATATGGGTGCGCCAACGGTACGGGAGCCGTTACGACCTTACGCGGGATTGCGACGGTTTCTACTGTCGGGAAGTAGTAAAGCGGATGTTTGATGTGTGGCGCCACTGCCGTGGCCTTGACGTGGTGTGAGGCGGGTATATGAGCAATGTTATTCAGTTAGCTCCTAACGAGTGGGTTTGTGAAAGTGTTCTGATCGCGGTTACTGGGCTCAAGCCCGGCACCATCCTTCGGGCCAGAAAAGAGTGCTGGATGGTTGGTCGGGAATATATCCACGTTTCACCTGACGGTAACCCGAAGCCATCCAGTGAATGCATGTACAACCGGAAGGCGGTCGATGCATGGGTGGCTTCAATGAAAAACAAACAGCCAGGGTGATTTGATGCCATGAAAAAGGTAAGCTCATATCGCTCTTGGGCGTCTGGAGGTATCAATGGATAAAGTCACATATCCAACAGGCGTCGAAAACCACGGTGGCACTTTACGCATCTGGTTTAATTTTAAAGGTAAGCGTGTCAGGGAAAGCCTCGGTGTCCCTGACACCGCTAAGAACAGAAAGATAGCGGGAGAACTGCGGACATCGGTATGTTTTGCCATCCGCACAGGAACATTTGATTATGCAGCACAGTTTCCTGACTCCCCTAACCTCAAGGCTTTTGGTGTAAGTAAAAAAGAAATTACAGTGAAAGAACTTGAAGAGAAATGGCTGGATCTGAAACGGATGGAAATCTGTGCGAACGCATTCAATCGCTATGAATCTGTCGCACGGAATGTAGTTCCAAGGATCGGAGGTAACCGACTGGTGTCAACGGTAACCAAAGAGGAATTGCTGTACATCAGGAAGGAGTTGCTGACCGGTTATCAAAATCCGGGGAACGGCAAAAAGCCAGCAAAGGGGCGAAGCGTTGTTACTGTGAATTATTACATGACGACAATAGCCGGAATGTTTCAGTTTGCTGCGGATCACGGTTACTTAGAGGTGAACCCATTCGAAGGAATTAAGCCTCTGAAAAAAGCCAGGGCAGAACCAGATCCGCTGACTCGTGATGAATTTATTCGCCTGATAGATGCATGCCGGCATCAGCAGACGAAAAACCTGTGGTCATTAGCAGTGTACACAGGAATGCGTCACGGGGAACTGGTCTCCCTGGCCTGGGAAGATATCGACCTGAAGGCGGGAACAATTACCGTCAGGCGTAATTATACGAAACTTGGTGAGTTCACTCTACCGAAAACCGAGGCAAGCACAGATCGGGTGGTGCATCTTATCCAGCCCGCAATCAGCATCCTGAAAAATCAGGCTGAGATGACAAGGCTGGGCAGGCAACATCACATTGAAGTTCAGTTACGTGAGTACGGCCGTTCGGTGAACCATGAGTGTACATTCGTCTTTAACCCGCATGTGGTCAGACGCAGTAAGCAGGTCGGATTTATCTACCGGGTCGATTCAGTAGGCGACTCATGGGAAGCGGCACTTAAGCGCGCGGGGATCAGACACAGAAAGGCATACCAGTCACGACATACCTATGCGTGCTGGTCATTATCTGCTGGTGCAAACCCGAGTTTTATTGCCAGTCAGATGGGGCATGCGAGCGCGCAGATGGTGTTCAATGTTTACGGTGCATGGATGGCTGACAGCAGCGCAGAGCAGATCGCAATGCTGAATCAGAAGCTGGCAGATTTTGCCCCATTGATGCCCCATAGCCACGAGAGCAGTACGGGAGGATTATTAAAATCAGTAAGTTAA